GCTTATACAAAAATATGAACGCAAGAAAAAAAGCAGGAACTTCAAGATCAAAAAAGAAAAGTACAATCACAAAGAAAGCCTACGCAAATATGAAAGCTGGTTTTCCAAAAAAGAAAAAATCATAATCAATGGCATCAGTAGTAGACATTTGTAATGGAGCATTAAACCAATTAGGTGCTACTACTATTCTGTCATTAACAGAAGATTCAAAAAATGCACGATTGTGCAATTCAAGATATACACAAGTTAGAGACGCAGTATTCAGACAACATCCTTGGAACTGTTTACAAAAAAGATCATCATTAGCAAAAGATGCTTCAACTCCAGCATGGGGTTTTACTGCTCAATTTGTTTTACCAGCTGATTGTTTAAGATTACTTACTATTATAGATTACGATTCTAATTACAAAGTAGAAGGTAGAAAAATTTTAAGTAACACTTCCACTATGAAAATTTTATATATATCAAGAATTACAGACCCTAATGAATATGATGAATTATTAAGAGAAACTTTATCTGCTGCATTAGGAGCAGATATTGCTTATGGAGTTACATCTTCTAATCCTGTGTCTGAAAAAATGTACACGTTATATCAAGATAAATTAAGAGATGCTAGGTTTGTAGATTCAACTGAAGGTCAAAACAATTCACCTGATCTTGGAATGACAGATTCAATACAAGCTAGTACTTTTATTAACTCAAGGTTTTAATAAATGGCACGAGTTGCAGTACAGCTTACTAACTTTACAGGTGGAGAATTATCTCCACGATTAGATGGTCGTAATGATCTTACTAAATATTCATCTGGTTGCACAAAATTAGAAAATTTTATTATCTACCCACATGGTGCGGCAGCTAGAAGATCGGGTACAAACTTTGCAGCTGAAGTAGCAGATAGTGCAAACAAAACAAGGTTAATGCCTTTTGAATTTTCTACATCTCAAACATATATGTTGGAGTTTTCTAATTTAAAAATTAGAGTTTACAAAGATAGCAGTACAGTATTTGAAGCTAATAAAACTATAACTGCAATTACAAAAGCTAATCCGGGAGTAATTACTTCTAATAGTCATGGTTATTTAACAGGTAATGAAATTAAAATTACAAATATTGTAGGTATGACAGAACTAAATGAAAAAAGATTTTTAGTTGTTAAAATAGATGGTAATACTTTTTCTTTAAAAAACAAAGATGGTGTAGCAATCAACACTACAAATTTTACTACCTATAGTTCAGCAGGAACTATGAATAAAGTTTTTGAAATTGCAACACCTTACACAACTGCACAACTGTTTGATATTAAATTTGCACAGTCTGCTGACGTTATGTACATTACACATCCATCACACGAAGTAGAAAAATTATCTCGTACTGGTCATACTGACTGGACATTAGCAGATGTTGATTTTACTAAAGGACCAATGCAAGATCCCAATACTACAACAACAACTTTAAACCCAGGTCAATCAGCAACAGGCACAAGCATAGCTTTAGTAGCTTCTGCGACTACAGGTATTAATAATGGTAGTGGTTTTTTGTCTACTGATGTTGGAAGGTTTGTTTTTTTAAGTGCAGGTTATGCAAAAATAACAGCTGTTACAAATACTACTAATGCAGTTATAACAATTATTACAGCTTTATCTAGTGCAAGTGCTACAGCAAATTGGCAACTAGGATCATTTTCAGATACTACAGGACATCCTTCTTGCGTTACTTTCTTTGAACAAAGATTAGTATTTGCAGGTACAACTAACCAACCACAAACTATATTTTTCTCAAGGTCTGGTGATTATGAAAACATGGATGCAAACATTGGTGGTACAGTAGCAGATGATGATGCTATTATTTATACAATTGCATCTAACCAAGTTAACGCTATTAGATTTATGACAGCAACAAGAACTTTAATTCTTGGTACAGCTGGTGGTGAATTTACAGTATCAGGAGGTGGAACAGATAGTGCAGTTACACCAACAAACATATTAATTAAAAAACAATCTAATCATGGTTCAGCTAATGTTGATGCAATAGCTGTAGGTAATGCAACATTATTTTTACAACGTGCTAAAAGAAAAATAAGAGAACTTGCTTATAACTTTGATGTAGATGGTTATATCGCACCAGACATGACTATTCTTTCAGAACATATTACTGAAGGCGGACTATCACAATTAGCTTATCAACAAGAACCTAACCAAATTATATGGGGAGTTCGTGGAGATGGTGAACTTATAGGATTAACATATCAAAGAGAACAAGAAGTAACAGCTTGGCACAGACATATATTTGGCGGCATTTCTGGTATACCTACAATTACAGTTACAGATTATGCAAATATTATAACAGGCACAAGAATTGTAATTACAAAATCAGATGGTACAAAAATTACTTTTACATCTACAACTGGCACAGCTTCTGCTCAACAATTTAAAACACAAACCAATAATAACACAACAGCTACTAATTTAAAAAATGCTATTAATACTGCTAACACCGCATCTTTAACTGGAGTTACAGCTACAGTTAATAGCAATGTTATTACATTAGTGGAAACTACACCAACAGGATTAAGTTATTTAACCATGAAAAGTTTTGACATAACAAGATTAACAACTGTTAGCCAAACTAAAGCTGAATGTGAAAGTGTTGCAGTTATTCCTACTGATAATGATGAATACCAAACATGGGTCATTATTAAAAGAACAGTTAATAATATTACAAGAAGATATGTAGAATTTTTAAATACGTTTAAATTTACAGCAACAGACAATACAACATTTAATTTTTTAGATAGTGCAGCTTCTTACAGCGGTTCAGCCGCAACTACTATTTCTGGATTAGATTATTTAGAAGGTCAAACAGTAAACATTTTATCTAATGGTTCAACACATCCTACTAAAATTGTTACAAATGGTTCTATTACTTTAGACAAACCATCTACAGATGTTAAGGTAGGATTAGGTTATCAATCAATATTACAAACAATGAGACTTGATGCTGGTTCACAAAACGGAACATCACAAGCTAAAACAAAAAGAATATACGAAATTACTTTAAGACTATTTGAATCTATTGGAGTTGAAGTAGGTGGTAATCTATCAGACATGGAAAGAGTACCATTTAGAAAATCATCTGATGTTATGGATCAAGGATTACCCACATTTAATGGTGATAAAACTGTAGAATTTAGAGGTAATTACGATACTGATGGATTTATATTTGTTAGACAAACTCAACCTTTACCTTTAACTGTTTTATCTTTATACCCAGACTTACAAACAAATGATTAATAAATTAAACATAGTTCCCTATACTTTTGAACATGGAAGATTTATTTTTTCTTGCCAAGCTAATTATAAAATTTTAGAAAGTGATGCTGAATTTGTAACACTACAAGGCGATGCAAAAAATTTAGAACAAAACAATCTAGCATTTACAGGATTAATAAATAACACACCTGTATTTTCAGCAGGTATGAAAATGGTGTGGGGTCAAGTTGCTGAAGGCTGGGTTATTGCTACAAATGAAATGTGGAAATATCCTTTAGCCACAGCAAAAGCTATTAAAAAAGATTTTGCTAGAGTTGCAAAAGAACATAATATACAAAGAGTACAAACAGGTATTAGAAAAGATTTTCAACAAGGTATTAGATTTGCCGAGTGGTTAGGTTTAGAAAGAGAAGGTTTAATGAGAAAATGGGGATTTGACGGATCAGACCAATATATGTATGCGAGGATATTTTAATGAGTGTTGCACAAGCAGTTACAATAGGAGCAACAGTTGTACAAGTTAAACAACAAAGTGCTATTGGTAAATACAATCAACGAGTAGCAAATAGAAATGCAACTATTTCAGAACAAGAAGCAGGACAAATTGAGAAACAAGCTGACTTTGACATTGCAAGATTTGATCAAAGATTTAGACAATCAGTAGGTACAGTAGAAGTTGCTTTAGCAAAATCTGGTGTTGATATAACTAGCGGTTCTGGAGCAAGAGTTACAGAATCTAATAAATTAGAAGCAGAAATGCAAAATAAAATTACAAGATATAATGCAGATGTTGGTGTGGCTAACAAAATGGAAGAAGCAAGATTTTCAAGAATACAAGGACAAATGGCAAGACAACAAGCACGATTAGCAAATATATCTACTGTTGCTAAAGCTGGAACTAGCTTATTAGCTACAAGTAACTTTGGACAAAAATCTATTTTTGGTAGCACACCTAAATCTCCTTTTGGAGATAGAAGTAGTTATCCTAATCCATTACCGGGAGCAGATTATTAATGCCTAAAATTCCTACATTCACATCTGAAGCAAGACCTACAGCACAAGTTGGAAGTGTTAAGTCTAATTTACAAATTCCTTTATCACAAACTGTTGCCGGTGCTTTATCTCCTATAACAGATTTTGTTGTAAAGAAAGCTGTACAAGCAAACGATACACAGAATAGAACTGAAGCATTAAGATTAGGAAATGAATTTACTAGAAAAGTAAATACTTTTGAAGAGACTATTGCTAATGACAATACTGGTTTAGGAGTTAATAAAGAAGCTGCTAATAATTATTATAAAGA